CTAGCTGATTTCTATTCTCTCCCACTCTCTCCCGCGATCGTTCCTATATTGCGCAGCCATGCTATCAGACTTATGTCCTAGAAGGTGCTGCGCAAATCTTTCGCCATACTGTTTCTCATAGAGCCTTGCAGACAGGCTGCGTATCTCATGAAATGTTGGCGGTTCTCCGCTGAAAGAAAGTCCAGATTCCTTGCGTGCGCGCATAAAATACCTTGATACCGTCCCTGATGAAAGCGCTTCGCTTCGTGTAGAGGAAATTATTGTTTCTCCTTGCGAAAGTGATTTACATCTCTTCAGCGTATCTGAAAGCGAAAGGTTAGCTGCATCAAGCTTAATCGTTACCGGTATCGCCAGTTTTGCTCCTGTCTTTTGTTGTTGTACGTGTAGAAATCCTTCTGAAATGTCAACCCATTTCATTGCACAGATATCACTAACACGCTGCCCGGTAAGTAATGCTATCTCCATAGACAGTTTCACCCATGGCGGCTGCTTCCCGGCAGCATCATATATTTTCATGAATTCATCGGTGGTTAATCTGACCCTTTTAACTTCAGATTTAGCGGCCCTTGTGGCAGTGACTGGGTTTGAGTGTATGAAGCCTTCAGCTATAGCTTCTCTGAAAATGTCACTCAACGTCGATCTGATTAACTTTGATGTGGCCGACTTTCCTTCTGAAACATAATCATTGAGTATGGTGGCAATATCCCTGGTTGTTATATCTGACAATGGAATGTCCTGAAACCGCTCCTTTATGGCTCTTATTTTGCTTCTGTAATCAGCAAGTGTTTTAGGCCTGAGTCCTCTGACTGATATGATACTGTCATATTTTTCCAGCCATGCGTGCATGGTCATTGCATCTTCATTATTGATCCGCGACGTAAGACTTTTTCGTTCAGCGCTGGAAAATAACTCAATGTTCGCCTGAACTGCTTCTGTTACTGCGATTCTCCGGTCGCGACCTAACCCAAACTCCTTACCCGTCCTTGGGTCTCGATAGCAATAATAACCGTTGTTCCTGATATACAAGTTTGGAGGCAAATCACGGCGTTCATGGCTTCGCCTTCTTCCCATCTCTAATCCTCTTCAAAAGTCTGCCTGTTGGCTTATTTTTAACGTCGATTTTTACTGCGTTCTCATGAAACAGATACTCCCTTCCATCCTTAAGCGGAGGAGGGGAGATCCGACACTCTCTAACCCAGCGTCGAACTGTCTCAAGGCTTCTTGGCCTTGGCTGTCGCTGGTTCCACTCTGGAAGCGTTAAGTACATCTCATTACCTCTGCAAATTCACGCAAGAAAAAACCAGCGCAAGGCTGGTTATTGGATATCTTGAGAAATGCACAGGCCTCATCGAGTGTGAGGCTGTGTGATTCTATGGTTACTCCGATAAAATAAATCCCCGCGAGTGCGAGGATTGTTATTTTTGCGGTGCTGAGAGTCGAGCTGCTGCGCTTCAGCATCTGTGGACTCTCCCCATAAGCAAACAAGCGCCACGAAGAGCGCTTGTTTTATCTTGCCGCATAAGATAGCTATGTGCTGAATGACATACGAACGTATAATCTTCACATGAGGTATGTTAAAAGCTATCGCATCATTGGAGCTTGAAGTTGTCGATATCATCTACAAATTCCAGATACCCATCTTCAACGCTTTTTAAAACAAGTAAATGCTTAATTCCCTCACTTAATGAGGTTGGCCTTTCAAGTACAAACTCGAACCCATCCTCGTAAATTTTTCCTAACCAATAACCACCGCCATATTCTTTAAGCCTTTGAAAGAAAACATATCCTCCAGGCTTGAAATAATTGAGTGTCTCGTCTCTATAAACGATTTGGTAGTTAGGTACTTTGCCACCCATTTTAGCCACCATGAATACTGTATTTTCATACAGTATAAATTAAAGCAAATGTTGGTCAATTTTGAAGGGTTAGATAATAACTTAACTCTGAAAACAAATTGTTTACGGCTTCTGCTATAGTTCAGTTTGATCAATAATCGCGAATGCTTTCGAACTGTCTTAACTCCTTATCAATCAGTCGCTTACTCTGCTGACGAGCTCGATGTTTACAGGTTCTCAATTCAGCATCATATCCGTTTCCTTTTCTGTAGCCTCGTGAGCGACACAACGAACAGGTACAACCATCAACCGAATAGAATTTCCCAAATGGTTGCATTACTTTTCCTCCTGCGGCGGTTCCGGCAGCGGCATCCAGTCGGTTACATTGCGGCTATGCGTTTCGAAGAACTCCTCACCATTGCGGACGACATCAAAAAACTCACCGTCTCGATATTGCGCATAAAGAACGAATGCGCCATCACATAAAATAATTACGTGCTGACCATCATCTGGCATTCGCTCACTACAGCTTATCCAACCACCCGGACTTACCGGAGAGTTGCCAGAAAGCTGGATGTACTTAACTCCCCAGGCATCTGACGGGTCATTGCGGCCCAACATAAACAGGGGGGCGTTCGGGTCGCGTTTGTCGTCACTGTTGTAATCACTACGCAACCAGCCGATTACCTGCAACTCATCACAATTACTTACAGGTTGGCTACCCTGAAGCAGGGCAGCGTGGCAGGCGTTCCAGATTTTCTGTGCTAGGAACTTATCGCCAATATTGTGCACCAGCAGACTGACAATTTGACCCGCCAGACCTGCTGGCATTTCCTCCGGCACTACCGGCGCCGGCGCTGCGGAGTAGAAATACGGCCTGATAGTCCACTTTTTATTCCAGAAATCTCGCGTTTTCTCCGCTTCTTCAAGCGTTGCAACACTACAGCCAACCCGTCCGCACTCTTTGATGACGTGGTATCCGGCTGGCTCTTGGTTATCAGCCTTGCGGCGTTCCTGTAGCTCGCTGGCGTACTCGTTAGCCTGGTTTTCTGCCTCGTACAACTGCGACTGCACGTCCTCAATCTCACCACGTAACGCCAGATAGTTACGGCGTAGTTCCTGTAGCTCGTCTATTTCATCCAGCAAGGACAGGACGATACTGAAACCGCATTTCCTTACAAAGTTAGCAAGCTGATCTTCTGCTCTTTCCATATCATCTAGCGCTGCCGGGCTATCTCGGTTTTCTTCATACCACGCCCTGGTGGATTGATAATTTTCTACGCACTTATCCAGCGCCGTTCGCCATTCTGGTAATTTGTTATTGGTAATAGTGGTCATGGGTTAGTCCTTAAACTGCCAATTGCAGTTGCATATTGAACCGGTCACGCTTTTCGCAATACGCGAGAGAACCGGGGCTGTTATACGATTCAATGCGCTCAACCATTAATGCGGCGCGGGTTTCCTTTGAAGCTGGCGCGTAAGCACCAGACCATGCTTTGTCTATTCCGATGTTACGGGCGACGTTCGTGCTGTCCGCGCTGGCTAATGGTAGCTTTGTGAAAATTAGCGGGTTCAACATCCTCAATCCATGCAACTTCGTGACCGGCATTCCATGAACGTCAATAATGTGGCGAATCAGGTCTTTCATTCTGGCAACAGCAAGGTTTGGGCGCTTAACGTCATAGTCTCCACAACTTCCTATCGCTACACGCGGATATTCGTTACACAACCTGATAAACCGCTCGTCACTCTCGTTCATATGCCATACTGGGACACCAAAAAATTCCCCGTGCGGCCATTCATCCAGAAGGGCTTCATTCTCATCCTCTCCGCCGTCGATGACGTCCGGGATGATGGCAAAATCGAATCCAGGGTGATTTTTCCAGCGCGCCACAAATTCGTAATAATCGCTCCAGTCGATTTTGTTTTTACCGGCTGCTTTCCATGCAGTGAATGCGCCGTTGTCCAGCGCGAATGACTGGCAGTATTCAGCCGCGAGGTTAATTTGTCCGGAATGCGCGAAACTGATAAACGCATGGCGTCCTTTCCATGCCTTCATAGCACACGTATCAGGGGTAATAGGTCCGCCATGATAGTGAATCATCACGACTCCTTAACCTTGATGCCAGCGGCGCGTATTTCGTGTATCGCATTGTCATTACCAGCACACCAACCCTCGGCGTAATCCCGGCTGAATCCGCTCAGGTGCATGACCTCACCAACGCTGCGTTTTGGTAAGTTGACAGCCCGCGCCTCCAGTTCACGAACCTTGCATTGGAGATCAAAGGATTTTTCGCTGTAAACATGGCGTAACTGTTCTTTGTCCCACAGGTCAGACTCAAGTTTTTTGACCTTCTCACGCAGCAGCTCGTTGAGTTCTTCAAGCTCACTAATACGCAGCGCCTGTTTGTCGATTGTCATGCTGTACCCCCAAAAATCCATTGGTTACCTGCGTGCGCCTGGAATTTGCAGGACGTGTCAGGCATAACCAACTCATGAACCACTTCGCCTGTTTCAACAAAGTAGTAGTTGCTGTCTGTAACGTTGTTGATGAAGAATGCCTCGCGCTCGCGCCATGACATCTCACCGAGAATACGCTGCACCTTTTTGGTGACTGGTCGGTAATCAGGTTCTATGCCAGCCAGTTTTGCCGCCGCGTAGTTGTGGTGGCCATCCATCAGGATGGTGTATTGCTGCCCACGCAGAACTATCGGGTAAACAGATACGATAAAACGCTTAAATCTTGCCGCTCTGTCGTTTACCTTTGCCTTGTCGAGGTAGCGCTGACTGCTGATAAGCTGACCTTTAATAATGCTCATGCTGCACCGCCTTTGCGAAGTTGGCCTGTGTTATTGATGCGGCTAAAATAGAATCCGAATAATTTCTTCCATGGCTTAACTACAGCGTCCCTGATTGAATTTGGGTTAAAGCCAGCCTCAATAGCCTGTTTGCTATCAAAGAACACATACCCAAAACCTTCCTCATTCTCTGCACAAACTGGGCCTTTATACGAACCGTGCTTTCTTCCTCCGGCTAACCCAGTTCTATATGCGTGCTGAGTGTTACCCGCTATCGTTGTCCACTCAAGGTTTGATGCATCATTGTTTTGTTTGTTGCCGTCTTTATGGTTAATTACGTGCTCATCAGATGGCTTAGGCCCGATGAAGTTTTCAGCAACTAATCGGTGGATGTTCACGCCTTTCAGTTCCCCTTCAAGCTCCAGCCTAACGAACAAATACTGATTTCTGTTCTTGCCGCGCATAGAAGGGTTTAACTGTCTTAGCTTGCCAGAAGCCATTGAGAAAATTAGCCCCTTTGAGGAAATGAAATAGCGATACTTAAAACCAAAAATCTCTTTCACATCACCAAATAAATCAGCCAGCGCCGCGTATTTAGCCTCAAGCTCCGCATAATCAGACGCCAGAACCATGTCAACGCAGAACGATTCAGACTGTACCGGTGGAGATAAATCAGATGGGGACGCGGTGTAAATTTTTACCTCTTGCATTTATCTTTCCTCAGTATCGCATTCAAATATTTATTCTCGTTAATAGAAGGGAATGAATTGCGCTGCAATAATTCTTCGCGTGTAGGCATTGGTTTAATTTTGTGCCTAATAATAAGTTCGGCTGGTAGAATGTCGGGATTGTATGCAAGTCCTCTCATCGTAAATTCCTCAGTCATTACTTATTGCGCCATAACGTGAGCGGTAATTACGCAGGCGCGGGTCGATTTCAATGAATTTTGTATATGTTGCTTTGCGGAATGGTCGGATGGATGTCTGGTAAATTCGCTCGCGTTCTTCTTTTTCTGCAAGCCATATACAGTGACGAAATTCCTTTTCCTCTTTCGTTTCCTGCGGTAGTGACATTATCAGGTCGTAGTTTCTTCTGAATTTATCCAGCACCTCTGAGACGGATTTGCCGGAACAGCGACGCGGGTCGTCCGCACCATATAGAGGCGCTGGCATAATTTACTCCATGGTAGGTTATCCGAATAATGTGGTAGGTATAGGGTTATTTCTTTCGTAAACGTGATAGCCTGCTTTTTACCGACTCTTCACTTCGCCCGATAATTTTTGCTACATTTCTTTGTGTATAGCCTGATGAGATAAGCGCCTGCATTCTTTTGTCTTCGTCTTCGCTCCATCTTGGCTTAACGAATGCCGTTTTTAATGACAGTTTTTTTGCTATGTAATAAAACTGATTTATGTTTAGGCCCAGATGTTCTGCTGCACGGCAAGCTACCATGCGACCGCAAACTGACTCCATCTCCGCTGGAGTTATGTTTAATCTTCTCATTAAGCCACCTGTTTAAGCTCATTTATTCTGATATTCATTACCTGAACGCATTTAGCCTGCGCCTCCTCGTTACCATCCATTAATTGCCAGTCGTGCTGGTATCTCTCAATTAGCTTTTTCTTGTCAGTTTCTGTTGCTGCATATTCACTGAAGTCTTTCAGGATTTGCTCGCAGTCAACCGATGGTGATTTCTGGTTGGTATTTTCTGGTAATGGTTGATTGCCTGATGCTGGCATGGCCCATCCCGGCAGCGATGGAGGGAGCCAGTAAAATCCTGTTCCATCCTTCAGTTTGGCCCTGTGCCATCCTTGTTTCTTATCACTGGATATCTGCGCAAAACCTTCCTCAAGGTTATACAGATACCGACCAATTCCCCACTGAACGGCAGCACGCTTCATTGCGCCGGAGCGGCCACCTTTGACGGCTTCTACCTGTGTGTTTTCAGCAGCATCCCATTTAGTTACCCATTCGGAATCAATCTTGATTGATATGCCGCATTCAACGCCACCGTTGTTGGGAATATCGCGGTATTCATTGCGCCATCCTGCTTTGCCGCAAACATCGTCCAGGCGTTTCATGATTGCCCTGTTTGTGACATAAGCCAGCACCAAAGCCCACACTTTGCCATCGCGTGTTTTACCGCTTTGCTGTATTCGCCACTCAATATCTTCAGCTGCGAACGGTTCATCTAACTGATCCAGATTCATGAGTAATACCCCGCAAATTCATCCCAGCTAATAACCGGATTCTGCCGTTCTGCGGCTAAGTTAATTTGCTGCTCCACTTCCTCATCAATTTCAGGAGAAATGAGAGCAATAAATTCTTCATCATCAAAATCATGCAACATGACGCGCCTCCCATTCTTCGTCCTGCCACTTATCCCAACCAAGAGCTATTCCGGCAGCCCATGTATACGCATCAGACATTCCCTGTTTTGTATCCGGAAATACTTTCTCATATAGCTTGTTGAACTCCCTGTTTCCTTGCTGAACAAGAATTGTTCCATTAACAGGCGTAATGGTCATGGCGTGGCACTCCTGGCTGATTAAGAATTTCACCGAGACGTTTCCATCCGGCCCGTAATTTTCTGGTTATACGCTCTAAAAGTGATTCATTAAGTTGGGCGATACCCATGACGGCACCGCCCGCGATAGCAAATGTCATCGTGGGATTCTCCATTTTTATTTATTGGCATAGCGAAAACGCCTCGATATGAAGCGCTGTGGATATGCGATAAAAAAGCCGCCCTGACTACGAGCGGCAAATAACATCAAGGGATGATTTTTCGATTAACCAGAACGAGTCGTCGTCCTCGTTTGGTTACGAGCGATATTGCTCGCAATGCGGAATCACAGAATCCGCATTAAGTGCATCACTCACACTCTACAAACTCACCATCTTCATCCAGTTGATACCAGGTATCCGGCATAATACCGTTCTCGCCAACCTTGCTGGCGCGGATATGAATTAACTCGCCATCTTCATCGCGATAGCAAAGTACAATTGCTCCGCCTTCAGATGCCCTGGCTTTTCCTTCTATTCCGAGTGATGCCGCTACGGATTGCGATCCAGACACTTCTGCTGCTGACCGGTTGCCAGTGTTGGTTGCTGCTGACCGTTTGCCAGTGTTGGTTGCTGCTGACCAGTTGCCAGATATGATCTGTTGCTCAAGCGACTTATCTATCTTGCTCCAAATCCATTCAATACCACGCTGAATGAACTGTGGAAGCGTTAACTCATCCTTAATTGTGATACTGGAACTGGCTATTTTAGTGTCACCTCCTTCTTCACTGTCTGTAATACCAAAAGATATTGTTTCCGCATAGCGGCTTTCTGCCGGCGGATAATAACTGAAAACATCGAAAGGACATTCACAGGCGTGAAATCCAGAACCGCAAGCCTCTACTTTTCCATCGTGATGGAAGGTTTCACCGATTGCAAACTGAAAGCCACGGCACTTTAGGTCTTTGTTAAATCCCTTGAATGTCACAATTTCTTTGGTCATGTTGTTATTCCTTAAATTTTGGCAATAAAAAAGGCCGCATTGCGACCTGATTAGATGAAATGTTTTATACTAAAAAAGTATTTGCAGACTATTTTTTAGGTTTAAGTTTTTCCATGCTTTCTGCTAAAGTTCCTATTCTCGACCTTATTGTTGGAGTATCCAGTCCTCTTTGAATATCAACGTTTAATGAAAGTAATTCTCTACTCCATCCGGCTATAGCATCATGGAACTGTCTTGCTCTATTGGCTTGTCTTTTTCTGCTGCTTTCAAGTTCTGTTAAAGTTTGTTTTGCTTCTATTTGTAATTTCCCTTTTCCTTCCTGTAGTGCATTTAGTGCGCACTGTCTCATTTCTGCTTTTATAAGAGGGTGTAGGTTTTCTGCTCCCAGGAAGATTACTTCATCAAGTGTTTTGAACAGAATTAAACAATCAGATTTTATTTTGGTGCGTGAATCTATACACTGAACTTCTACTGAAGGGACGCCACCATATTGTTTTACTCGCATGGCTGTGTAGCTGACTGTGCTCTTCAAGTTAATACTCCTGTAATTATCTCGCAGTTACATACTTTGCTCCTCTGTAACCAGCATTGTAGATCGCAACATCTGGTAAACACACGCCAGTTTCAGCAGGTTTGTGACCAAACTCATTTGCGTACACAATGGCTGCCCGCTCCAGATGGCGTCTATATTCTTCCAGTTGCCAGAATGCATCTTTCGCCATGAACTGAAGTGATTTTGCGTCTTCAATACGTTTTGGCGTTTCATGTTTTCCTTTGGCCTGAATCTGTACACGGCTAAGGGTGGGGCGGTGCAATACTTCTGAACTGGCTGTAGTCTCATTCTGAAGCGCAGCGCGACGTTCTCGGCGACGACCTGCTGCTGAACCATTGAAAGCTGTTCTGCGTGTCATAGTGACCTCCTGATGAACTTTGGTGGTGAATACAGCCGGGCGACTAACTCCGGTCGCGTACTCATTGCCAAGCGCCTCCGCCGAGAAGGTTAGCTTCTGCATTCACCCCAAAGCTCACTTTGGTCGTTCCGGCTTTTCAGCCGCGTAGATTCATCACTGAATCGTTGTATTTTCACCGTCCTGGTGAGTAGTGCGTCCTGTTGATGTGTTTATATTGAACCAATAGTACGTAATATGCAAGAACTATTGGTACATTATTATCGTAAATGCTCTGTTCTTTTAGTACGTTTTTGAAATATAAATGAATTTATTTTTATAAATCCTCTATGTCATACTATTCTGAACAAAAAACGAGCTAGGTATCAGTATGAAAAGCGAAGAGCTGGCGCAGTTGCGCTATCAGGAAATGTGCAGGATTGTCGGTGATGTCGTGTTTGCTATGGTTGCGGAGGGGCATGAGACCAAAAGAGTAGCTATAGCTGACGTTATTCGTACGGAGATAGCGAAAGGTCTGGATAAGTGGGATGACGACCAGTTGCAGTGCATGAAACTTGCTGTGAAGCTACTGGAAGAGTAGGTATCTGGGTGGTGACAAAGTGGCGGGCAAATGGATGAAATAGCGATGCGTTGGCATAATTATCAATGAGTTACGTTGGTGGGCGAATGGTTGATGTAGGGATCGGCAGGAAAAGGAAACCCGGCGCGGTGGCCGGGTTGGTTGATTTATAGTTTAACCACCATTTTATCAATGGCCTCTAGGCAAGATTGTTTATATGGGGCATTAACTTTTACCCTCCTGTTCATAACTCGTACACTGCCTGTTGGGAGGATCGAAAATGGACACCCTTTAGCAAAGGCAACAACACCAGTTGTCTGAAAATCTTTAATATTTACCACTCCCTCTTCAACATTTTCGAAGTCGAAAATTTCTGGGTTGCTCAGTAATAGTTGCTGAATATCATTATCGATTGATTTCAGAACTGCGGCATAGGCTGATGCAGGCCCCATATACTGTGTAAGACGGTTTTTTGCGATCATATGCACTTTTGGTAGTGGTCTACTTACCATGGTAAGTTTGTTTGCAAATGCGTAGGAGGCATAGATGTCAGATGGCAATTTTAACCCATAAATCAAAGAGAAAGCGTTTTGAATGGCACGACGAGAGGAATCATCAGCCATAACTGGCAAGATGAGCTTTTCTACAGCAGCTAATGCTATTTGAGTATAAATTGAAAAACTAGGATTACAGTCAATAAACAAAACATCGTACTCATCATTTAGATCTTTAATCAGATCATTAATCCAATCAATGATGCTTACCCATGCATTTGTTCCAGGAATCTGCTGATTAGCAAGAGTGTTGATAGCGTTTGCTTGAAGCTCAAGAAGCGGGTCTCCGCATATCAGTGATATATTGGCTGGAATATGTTCGTTGAATTTTTTTGGGTGCGTCAAATAATCGTGGGCATCAAAAATAGGTTTTTGATAAGGCGTCGGTAGGCGCATTTGGAAGTAACCACCCAAAGTACATCTATTATTTATATCATGCCTGGTCAATAAGTTTATGCTTCCATTACCGATTAATCCCCCAAGGAAAAGCTCTGACAAGTTTGCCTGTGGGCACACATCAATAACCAACACGCGCTCAAGCGGGTGAATTTCTGCATATCTGCAAATGGCTTGAAATGACAGGCTTGTTTTCCCTGTTCCTCCCTTGTTGTTCCATATAGCATATTTCTTCATCATAAACTCCTGGTTATCGATGTCACCAATGGTTAATGCTTTACCGTTGGTAAGTTAGTTAACCAAGAGTGACATGGTAAACCAAATAGATCAAGTCTTTTGGTAAACTGTTTACCATTGGTGACATCGATAACCGAAAAAAAGGCCGCATTTCTGCGACCTATTTCACACAATCACTGTTACCCAAACATCCCTTCAGTCCATCATCACCCGAATATCTCATCAGGCCATTGGCTTAATTATTACGCAACCATTCCCTTGCTTCTATGTCATCAAGGTGTCGTGATTGCTTTAAAATTCCAGCCACATATTCCACCTTGGATACTTCATAATATGGCAATGTAATTGGACGGTGATCTTGATTGATGCTTGTAAACTGATACTCTCCGTCTCGGTCGTAACCAAGCACCTTAATCATGTTATGACCTTCGATAGTTCTTACGAAAACCTCATCCCCAGGACATACTTTCGTGTTTGGCTCTATAAGAACGTATTCACCAGATTTGATGCGTGGCCACATGCTATCGCCTTTTACACGCAAACCAAAGGCTTCTGGGTCATCACTATATATTTTTAACCATCCATCACGTTCTTCAGTCATTTCTATAGCGCCATCAACGCCAAGAATAGCTTCTCCAACCACTCGAACAAGTCCCTTTCTCAACTGACCAACAAAAGTTAAAGATTGTGGATCTGTAGTTGTACTTTGCCTTACAGAACCATGCTGAAGCCAAACAACATCAACTTTTAAAAAATTCGCCAGAGCGTTCATTTTTTCCTGACGCGGCAAAGACTCAGCATTAAACCATTTGCTGACACCTTTTGACGATACATCAAGGGCTCTAGCAATTGCTATTCCCCTACCATGTTCGTCTAACCCAGCTTCTTTACAGGCCTGCGCTAGCCGCTGAGCAAATTCCTGACGCACTTTTTCATTCTGAACCATGAGTTCGATAGTAAAGTAGTTGCAAAAACTTTCAGTTCAATCATAATGTGTACTGAAAGTACAAAAAGGAGTAGCCAATGCAAAATCTTGATGAGCCGATTAAAGGTATCGGCATCCCAGAAGTTGCTAGGGCTTGCGGAGTTAGCGAGAGAGCAGTTTATAAATGGCTCAAAAATGGCTTTCTCCCTAAGACTGAATTTTTTGGGAAAACAAGATACGCCTCAAAAATTGAAGAAATTTCTGGGGGGAAGTTTCAAGCAGTTGATTTACTTGAAATAAGTAAAAAAAATCTTTTATCAGCATAAGCTTTAATACCTCTTTTCACAACGGACACTCGTCCTACGTCGCTGAAAAGCGAACTCCAGATAACAAATCAACCACAGGTTTATGCGTTCATGCGCATAGCCACAACTAACTATTAACTACAGGAAATACTAAGTAATGGAACTCACAAATCACAGCAAAAAGATACGCGAAGTGGAAACAGAGCTTCGCGCCCGACTCGTATCAATGGGTCAGACAAATTTCGCAAAGATGGCGGGATGGTCTGATTCAAAAGTAAGCCGCCTGAACATTCAGGATATGGCGGTGACGTTCGTTCTTCTGGAGAAGGTATGGGAGACGAGCTTAATCAGGGAAGTAGCAAGGCAAGCGGTGGAAGCTGTGATGCCGAGAAATAAAAAACGCCCGGCGGCAACCGAGCGTTCTGAGCAAATACAGATGGATTTCTAAGGCATCAGGAGAGGTAATTATATGCGAAAAAATACCGAAATGCACAAAGAAGTTAAGCGAAATCGCTTCCTTCAGTCCATTGATTCTAAAACCGCAATGACGTTTTCCAGCGTGGCTAAGTTTGAACTTATGAAGTCTGAGGCAAAGGCGCTCCTGAAGGATTTGCCTGTAGAAAACGGGTATACGTTCATCCCAAATTCTTTCCTCGAAAGACTCCTCAAGCAAGAATTCTCGGTGGATCAATTCAGCGAAATCCTGAAAGTATTCCGTGAGGGTCGATAGCAATGGAAAACACAGCACAAGTCTACGATTTCAGCGCTGCACACGGGCGCAGGAGTTCACGGATGGAAAACCAAAAGCAGGGGCATTTTTCCTTGTTCAGGAGTCTTCTGTCTAAGGAGTGGGCAAAGGATACAGCAAAACTTGCGATGTGGATTCGTCTCATTGGAGAGGCTTCCTACAAACATCGCACAGTAGAGTTTTCAGGAAGAGAATGGGATCTTATGCCTGGAGAACTGGTGACGACAGCGGCGATTATGGGAAGGAAATTACGCGATCAGGATGGTCATGAAAAAAGCCCTCAGGCAGTGACCAGGATGATTAATTTCTTTGTCAAAGAAGGGATGATCACCACTAAGGGAACTCGCTTTGGAACTGTGATATCAATCACAAATTATGGTCAATATCAGGAAATTTCACCCGATGAACCATGCGATAAACCATCCGATAACAACAAACCCAGCAATGGCGCGGCTTTGAAGCATTCACCCGATGAACCATGCGATAAACCATCCGATGAACAGAACAAGAAGGTAGTTAACAAGAAGGTAGTTAACAATAATAAAACCCCCCTACCCCCCAATGGGGGTGGTGATGGGCAGGTTAAACCTGAACGTCGCAAGGCAGAACGCATCGACTACGAATCCTTCCTGAACGCCTACAACACCGAAGTTGGCGACAGACTTCCACACGCTGTTTCGGTCAACGAGAAACGGAAACGCCGCCTGAAGAAAATCATCCCGCAACTGAAAACGCCAAACGTGGACGGTTTCAGGGCGTATGTCAGGGCGTTTGTGCATCAGGCCAGGCCGTTTTACTTCGGAGACAACGACACAGGCTGGACGGCTGATTTTGATTACCTGCTGAGGGAAGATTCGTTAACGGGAGTTCGGGAAGGGAAGTTTGCAGACAGGGGGATTGTATGAGACAGGATATCGAAGCGAGCGTTATCGGTGGCTTGCTGATTGGTGGATTAACACCAACCGCAAGTGACGTTCTGGCAACACTGGAGCCTGAAGCATTCTCAATTCCGCTCTACCGGAAAGCTTTTGAAGTTATCCGAAAGCAGGCCAGAAACAGGAACATGATTGATGGTCTGATGGTGGCCGAGGAGTGCGGGGATGAATACGCAACGGCGGTGATGATGACTGCGCGGTCATGTCCCAGCGCTGCAAACCTGAAAGGTTATGCCGGAATGGTTGCAGACAGTTATCAACGGCGTCAGGTTTTACAGCTACTGGATGAGATGCGAGAGCCAATCAGTAACGGCACGCTGGATGCTTCAGGCAGCGCGATGGACGAGCTTGTAAAGCGCCTGTCAGCCATCAGGAAGCCGCGTAACGAGGTTAAACCTGTGAGACTGGGGGAAATCATCAATGACTACACTGACACGCTTGACAGGCGTCTGAGGAACGGAGAAGAGTCGGATACCCTGAAGACAGGAATCGAAGAGCTTGACGCTATCACCGGAGGGATGAACGCAGAAGACCTTGTGATTATTGCTGCTCGTCCTGGTATGGGTAAAACCGAACTGGCGCTAAAGATAGCCGAAGGCGTGGCAAGTCGTGTTATTCCTGGTTCTGACGTCCGGCGCGGCGTGTTGATTTTCTCGATGGAAATGAGCGCCATTCAGGTTGTTGAGAGGGGGATTGCCGGCGCAGGAATGATGTCGGTGAGTGTGCTGCGTAACCCGTCACGTATGGATGATGAAGGATGGGCGAGAGTTGCAAGCGGGATGAAGTTGCTGGCAGATCTGGATGTGTGGGTAGTTGACGCGTCACGTTTGTCTGTCGAAGAAATCAGGTCCATCGCCGAACGCCACAAGCAGGAGCACCCGAATCTGTCACTGATTATGGCTGACTATCTCGGGCTAATTGAGAAACCAAAAGCGGAACGTAATGATCTCGCAATTGCTCACATCTCCGGTAGCCTGAAGGCGATGGCGAAAGACCTGAAAACTCCAGTTATCTCACTAAGCCAGCTTTCACGCGATGTTGAGAAGCGACCAAACAAACGCCCGACAAACGCAGATTTGCGTGATTCAGGAAGCATTGAACAGGACGCAGACTCAATCATCATGCTCTATCGGGAAGCGGTATATGACGAGAACAGTAGCGCCGCGCCATTTGCTGAAATCATCGTGACGAAAAACCGTTTTGGCTCGCTTGGTACGGTTTACCAGCGGTTCTGCAACGGACACTTTGTTGGATGTGACCAGAACGAAGCCAGACAGATTTGCACGGCATCAAATGCACCTGCTGGACGCAGAAAGCGATATGCACAAGGGGCTGACGTATGACTATCTACATCACTGAGTTAATAGCAGGCCTGCTGGTAATCGCAGGCATTTTTATTTGGTGGAGAGGGTAAGTGAAGGATTTATTAGTAACACTAAATGTTGGCTTAAGCCTTCTTGGTTACGCCTACATTATGTTTAAAACAGGCCAGTGGATTATTACAAAGGCACTTAAACAGTGGGATAAGCGTAGAAAAGTGTCAGCAAAGCAGAAGGCGGTTGATGCGCTATATGAAGCATACGAACTGGATAAGGTAAGCGAAGGAGATACTGTAAAAGTGGCGACAAAAGAAGGTCTGTTAATCATGATTTGCAGACATGAAAAGACTAATACCATAGCACGCTGATGGAGAGGAATGATGAGTACATTGGCTCAATTAATTAATGCCGACCTTGAAGAGTCAGGAGCACGGCATTATCGCTACTGGAAAGCTTCTAGACTTCCGATTAGAGAGCGATACAAGCGCAGGCCTAAACCAAAGAGCAGGCCGCGAGACAGGGTGCTTAAGCGCCTCATGCAGATAAACATGTCGCAGTTTACTAATTTCACCTGGTTCAAGCGGTGATGGAGAGGAATATGGACGAATCAAGAAAGCAGTTTGAAAGCGTAATAGGCGGAAAAGGCTGGTTTATTCAGAAAACCGATAGCGGAAGTTATGTGCATGAAAGAGTTCATTTGATGTGGATGGCGTGGAGAGAGTCTCGCGCAGCTATCGAAATTGAGTTGCCAGCAAAAAATGATATCTCCAGCGATGACTACCCCATTCCTGACCTGGTTGATTGGGATGATGGAAGAAACGCTGGAATTCAGGAATGCGCAGAAGCCATCCGCGCCGCTGGAATCAAAGTGAAGGAGTGAGTATGAGCGAGAAAACCGTAACTCTAACGCGCAGACAATTTCGACATCTATGCGACGCGCTAATCAACACTGTAAACATGGGGCAGCAATTCATGGCTATCAGCACTGACGGAAGTGAAATGTCAGACAAGGCTTTCTACCAGGCTCAGTTACTCCGGCAGGCTATTGAACGTCAATTAAAGGTAGCTACAGATGGGAGGTGAGCATGCAGGAGTTCATTCTGCACGAAACTAATAAATCGCAATTCTGGTTAGTTCTGAAGCAAATCCTATCTACCGGCAAACGCTGGCACATAAAAATCTCCGAGTACCGCGAAAAACGGTCCCTACCTCAAAACAGCCTCATGTGGAAATGGAACACGGAAATAGCAGATCAGTTGTCTGCTACAGGCGTTGACCGTTTCACCGACGAAGAAGTCCATGAATGGCTCAAGGACATGTACTGCCCGGCAACGCCTGTAACCGTTTTTGGGATGACGCGCTATGTAAAGTCCACAAGACAACTGGATATCGGAGAGATGCATAAATATCTGACAGATATTGACCAGTGGGCGCATCAGAAGGGATTGCGACTAACCATTCCTGACAATTGCGAGTACCTGGATTTAAAGCGGAGACAAGAGGAGTGATGGAGACATGAGACGACAGCGACGAAGTATCACCGACATAATCTGCGAAAACTGCAAATACCTTCCAACGAAACGCTCCAGAAATAAACCCAAGCCAGCACCAAATGAATCAGACGTAAAAACCTTCAATTACACGGCTCACCTGTGGGATATCCGGTGGCTAAGATATCGTGCGAGGAAATGACAATGCTTTTAATTCAACCAGGATTTGGCCTGAGCATCAAAAAAGGGCACATGTTTGGCGAGAAAGAGTCTCAACGAAAAATGGTGTCTATCCGGTTGCCATTTATCAGTATTTATTGGCTAAACAGGGAGGCAACAAATTATTGGTATACATGCGCGCGTGCCGCATTTAATGACCCTGACTGGTTTATTGAAAACCATCATGCAGTTCGTCAGGCGAAACGAAAATCCACCATAACAAAAATGAAAGCGTATCGGGACGCTTGGGAAGAACATAGAAATCGATACCAAAAGGACATTGAAAAGCTGGAATCAGAAAACACTGAGCTAAAACGAAGACTAGGGGAAGCGAAAAGGGATATTGATGCCTATAAGCGGCTTGTAGGTGGTGATAGCCATGCTTAGCCCAACTCAAATCATGCAATACCAGAAAGAAAGCGTCGATCGAGCTTTAACGTGCGCTAACTGCGGTCAGAAGCTGCATGTGCTGGAAGTTCACGTTTGTGAGCACTGTTGCGCAGAACTGATGAGCGATCCGAATAGCTCGATGCACGAGGAAGAAGACGATGAATAGCGTCAAGCCATATTCACCGAGGGAGCAGGATTACATCAGGCGCGTCGCCGGTAAGGTTCCGGCAGAAGTAATGGCGGCGGCACTTGGCAGAACCAGAAACAGCCTGGTTAACTGGGCTAATCGACATGGAATAAGCCTGAGGGTTCCTTACGGAATACTTAAAAAGCACTGGCCTGAATATGCTGAAAAAATGACAAAAGGGGGACGCAATGGCACTAAAGAGAGATAAGTTTGATGACGTTTTCTCCCAACTGGTGAGGGAGCGAACGGACTGGATCTGCGATTACTGCGGACGAACATTCCACCACGAAAGACAAAAACTCCACTGCTCCCACTTCAAATCCCGACGACACAAAGCAACCCGATACCATCCCTATAACGCCTTCGCCCACTGCATTGGCTGTCACCGAAAACTCGAAGAGGACCCATACGAATTCACCGCGCATGCGGAGATTGTCTATGGGGAGATGACAATAGAGCGTGTAGCGCGTCTGGCATGCATTCCTGTGCGCTTAAAGCCTTGGCAGATGGATGAGATATACCAGCACATGAAGAGCGAACTGAAGCGGTTACAGGAGCTAAGGGCGCATGGTGTTACAGGGCGCATCGATTTCACATTGCCAGACTGGTATCAGGACGGAATTCAACTCCGCATGGGGGAATCTCAATGTGCAGCATAACCAGCATTAACCAGGCAAAACAGCAGCGTGAACGTGACGAAGCTGAATTGCGCAGCGTCAGAGAGATGACGGAGCAACACCAGAAGGCGATGGATTATCTGCATGAGCGAGAGCGTGAACTGGTGAACCGGCTTGGATTGAACAAGCAGGCGGGAGGCGATGCTGCATGACACGTGAATATGTAAAGAAAATCAAATACCCATGTGAAACAGCAGCCATCTTTCAGGATGTTGTTTTTGTGATGCGAGTAAATGACGCGACAGAGCTTCTTAGTGCCGCCGACAGAGCTGCAGAATTCTATCTGAGCTATTTCCCATTTTGCGAACTTGAAGACGTAAGGGAGGGGGTTAGATACAGCTTTGGCGGCCTGTATTTGAGGGACGATCACATTATTAGGGAGGCTGCATGATGATAAAGCCAATCCATAACCGTGAAGCAATTAACATCCTCTCAGCAAAATTCTACTTCCCGCCAATGCGTTTTAAACGCCGCTCCCTTCTGGCAAGGGAATGCAATGCACTAATCCAGGCTGACAGGTATTTAGCTCAGGCGGATAAGGGGAAAGCATGAATCTTGAAAACACTGTGAAATTCCACTCTCCGAAGTCTCCTCAACTATCAGATTCACCGAGAGCAACAGCATCAGACTCACTGACTAATACCGATGTGATGGCAGCATTTGGTATGGTGCAAAGTCGCGCTCCGCTCGGGTTCAGTGCTTTCAGCGGCAAGATGAACCTGAGCGACAACGATAAGCGTAAGGCAATTCAGTTACTGGTACAGCATGGGATGAAGCATTGCGACAAGGTGGCTGCCTTGCGCAAACTTGATACCAATGTTAAAGGGAAAGTAGTGCAAACGCTCGCAACTTTCGCGTATCAGGATTACTGCCGGTCGGCAGCTAGTAATGTCACGTGTTCGTGCTGCAAGGGGCGCGGAGTCTTAAGGAAAAAGGAACGGATCGTTAAACATCCCGGGTGTGGAGAGAAAACTCCTGCAAAGACGGCTGTGGAGGTAACGGAATTACTATGCACTAAATGCAATGGCGCAGGTGTTGTATCTACATCTTGCGTTAAATGCCGTGGGCGTGGCATAGCGCTGGACAGGAAGAAATCAGAACTACAGGGCGCTCCAGTTTATTCATCCTGCAAGCAGTGCTCAGGTCGTGGGTATGAGCGCATACCTGCGTCCTCATGCTTTCGTGCGATATGTCAGTTCACCGATGCAATTTCACCAGGCGTATGGGATAAGGCTATTAAGCCATTCTATGAATCATTGATTAGCGAGGTTGAAATGGAGGAGTCTGCTGCAAATGTAGTTTTATCGAAAGTTACCAGCGAAGTTTGATTCCGGTAACGATTGCATCTTGCAAAATGACGAAAAGTAGAATATCATAACCCTAACAGTAGAAATCCGTCCTTTGTTAAGGTGGATTTGAAAGAAGGCCCTGCAGCGATGCGGGGCTTTTTGCGTTTTAAGCACGACCTTTCTGAAAGCGTCCTATCACCAATCACCAGAACACATCCAGATACCCTTTCTCATTCGTGGTGACGGGATAGGACGCTGCCAAAAAAGAAAACCAGCGCTTGGCTGGGCTTCGTGAGAATGGGCGGCAAGAGGCTGCGCTAACAACCTCCTGCCGTTTTGCCCGTGCATATCGGTCACGAACAAATCTGATTACTAAACACAGTAGCCTGGATTTGTTCTATCAGTAATCGACCTTATTCCTAATTAAATAGAGCAAATCCCCTCAATGAAGGGGTAGAGCATGTACCGTATGGACAAAATCAGAGAATGGTTCAGTTACAGCTTCGGAGGACTGACTGCGATGGGGGGCATTCTCTCCCTGAATGACTGGGCTGTAATCATTGGTATTCTTTGTACTGTCGGCACATTTGGCATCAACTGGTACTACAAGCGCAAAGAGCGTGAGGACAGATTGAATGGCAATGTCACCGGCACTACGAAATAGCGTAATAGCGGCGATAAGTGGCGGGGCTATTGCCATAGCATCTGTGTTAATCACTGGCCCCAGTGGTAACGATGGTCTGGAAGGTGTCAGATACAAACCATATAAGGACGTAGTTGGTGTGTTGACTGTGTGTTATGGCCACACCGGAAAAGACATCATGCCTGGTAAAACGTATACCGAAGCAGAATGCAAAGCTCTCCTGAATAAAGACCTCGCCACTGTCGCCAGACAAATTAACCCGTACATCAAAGTCGATATACCGGAAACAACGCGCGGCGCTCTTTACTCGTTCGTTTACAATGTTGGCGCAGGAAACTTCAGAACATCGACACTTCTTCGCAAAATAAATCAGGGTGATATCAAAGGCGCATGTGATCAGCTACGTCGCTGGACATACGCTGGCGGTAAGCAGTGGAAAGGGCTGATAACGCGTCGCGAGATAGAGCACGAAGTGTGTGCGTGGGGGCAGAAATGAACCGCGTAGCCACTGGCGTGATTGTTGTGCTGCTGATTGTGGCCGCAGTGCTGGCGTGGACTACCGACCACTACCACGGTAACGCCGTGAAATACAAAGAGCAGCGCGATACCGCTACTCATAAGCTGGCGCTGGCGAACGCGACAATTACCGACATGATGAAGCGCCAGCGTGACGTTGCCGCCCTAGATGCCAGATACACAAAGGAGCTTGCTGATGCTAACGCGACTATCGAAAGTCTCCGTGCTGATGTTTCTGCTGGGCGTAAGCGCCTGCAAGTCTCCGCCACCTGTGCAAAGTCAACGACCGGAACCAGCGGCATGGGCGATGGAGAAAGCCCAAGACTTACAGCAGATGCTGAACTCAATTATTACCGTCTCAGAAGTGGAATCGACAAGATAACCGCGCAGGTTAACTACCTGCAGGAGTACATCAGGGCGCAATGCCTTAAATAATTTCCCTCGCATAGAAATTTGACAAGTGACTTTCATGAAAATGCCTCGCAGAAGCGGGGCTTTTTTATATCCGCAGTAAAAGCGCATCTCACGCGCATATTAACGAGAGCCTTTCAGTAAGCGGGCCTGAGAATTGCCGTTATAGGTGGCGACCTCTCTCGGGCGGCTTTTCTGTGAGACAGGCTCACTTTCTAAAAGGTAAAGACGCTATGAATATCGTCCCACTCAATTACAAAGGCGAAGCCATCCGCTTCAATACTGATGGCTGGATTAATGCCACTGATATTGCAAAACGTTTCGGTAAGCGTCTGGATCACTGGTTGTCCAACGCTGAAACTCTCGAATACGTTAGAGCATTGGATGAGGTTTATTCAGGTGAACCATCGAAAATTCTACATACCCGTGATTCCGGGTATGTAAAAACAAGCAAGGCACGAAAGGACAGGGGCGGCGGAACATGGCTGCATCCAAAGTTATCAGTTGCCTTTGCAAGATGGTGCGATCCGAAATTCTCCGTCTGGTGCGACCTGCACATTGATAGCCTGCTTCGTGGTGAACTGACTGAGCAGCAGAAATATGAGCAAGCGTGTCGCATTCGTGATGACCGGAAATCAAAAGCCAGCAATGGAGCAAGAGAGATGGCTCGCTGGCGATGGGATAAGCCGGTCATTGAAGCCAATGTTGAGTTCTGGCGCGAGCAACTACAGTTGACTCTCGATATCGCGTGCTGATGGTAAACGCAAAACTGCGTTATCGGGAAAATCAAAGAATTACGAGAACTGCTAAACGGCTATCCATTACAAAGCCTATCTACGGGTGGGCTTTGTAATGAAACCTGAGTTTATTTCCTGTCAAACAATATTCAATTAGCAGCAGTACAGCTAAACAACCCAAGCCAGTAAGTGGGGAAATAACACTGGCAGCCACTGAAAGATGAACCTCCTGCCTTATGGCAAAAAAAGATTCTTTGTGGTGGCGGACTGATGGAAAGACATCCTAATACCAGCCAAACATTGAAGGAGTTGTTATGTCAGCAGAAGGTTTCAATAACCCATCCAAATTCAGGGATGAGTGGGATAGCAGCGTAAAGAGTAAGTGATGCCATCACAAAAGCCATTCCCTAAAGAGTGGCTTTGATAATCGCTTATACCCTACACGGGATAGCTTAACTGATATCCCTTTTAACGGATAAACGGAGCCAACAATGGCAGAGATTATTACCATGACTGAAGAACAGAAATTCCAGTTAGAGATTTACAAACTGGTCATGAACCAGAACGCAGCCGCAGAAGAAGCATTTCAATTCATCGGCACTGATGAGCTGAAGCTTGAGTTATTCAAGATTCACTTCCAGTCAGGCGGCGCTAATTCTGATATCACGACCCGCACTATCGAAGCGGTTCGTAAATCGAGGGAAGCATTAGACCTGTTCACTGCCGGAGCATAATCATGGCAAATCCAAATTTCACGCCATCATGGCCTCTCTACAAAGATGCTGACGGTGTATATGTGTCTGCTCTTCCGATTAAAGCTATCAAATACGCTAATGACGGAAGTGCAAGCGCAGAATTCGACGGTCCGTATGCTGACCAGTACATGTCAGCGCAAACAGTATCCGTATTCAAGCCGGAGGTCGGTGGATATCTGTTCCGGAGCCAGTACGGCGAGCTGCTCTATATGAGCAAGACAGCATTTGAAGCTAAGTACACTTCTGCAAGCGGTTCAGTAACGAATGCAGAGACGGCGGATAAGTTATCTACTGCTCGCACTATCACACTAACCGGCGCTGTCACAGGTTCAACGTCCTTTGATGGTTCGGCTAACGTGACTATCGCAACAACATCAGGAAGTTAACTTATGGCAGCACCAAAGGGCAACCGATTCTGGGAGGCCCGCAGTAGTCATGGGCGTAACCCGAAATTCGAGTCGCCTGAGGCGCTGTGGGCTGCTTGTTGTGAATACTTCGAGTGGGTGGAGGCTAACCCACTATGGGAGATGAAGGCTTTCTCATATCAAGGAGAAGTTACACAAGAGCCTATCGCCAAGATGAGGGCGATGACCATCACTGGGCTAACGCTATTCCTCGATGTGACGCTTGAGACATGGCGACAATACAGGGTGAGAGAAGACTTATCTGAGGTCGTTACGCGAGCAGAGCAAATCATCTACGACCAAAAATTCTCCGGCGCAGCCGCTGATCTTCTCAACGCTAACATCATCGCCCGCGATTTGGGCCTCAAAGAGCAGTCGCAAGTTGAAGACGTGACACCTGATAAGGGAGATCGCGATAAGCGCCGCTCTCGTATCAAGGAGCTATTCAACCGTGGAACTGGACGCGATTCTTGATAACCTGAGCGACGAAGAGCAAATCGAATTGCTCGAGCTACTCGAAGAAGAAGAGAAATACCGGAACACACACCTGCTATATGAATTTACGCCATACAGCAAACAGCGTGAATTCATCGACGCCGGGCATGACTATCCAGAGCGCTGTTTTATGGCTGGTAACCAGCTTGGTAAGTCATTTACTGGTGCTGCTGAAGTCGCGTTTCACCTTACCGGGCGTTATCCGGGAACAAAAGGCTACCCGGATGATGGTAAATATGGCGGAGAGTGGAAGGGTAAGCGTTTCTATGAGCCTGTCGTCTTCTGGATTGGCGGCGAGACAAACGAGACTGTAACCAAAACGACTCAACGCATCCTGTGCGGTCGTATCGAAGAGAATGACGAGCCTGGCTACGGTTCCATACCGAAAGAAGACATCATTAGCTGGAAGAAGTCTCCTTTCTTTCCGAACCTTGTTGATCATCTTCTGGTTAAGCATCACACGGCTGATGGTGTTGAAGATGGCATTTCAATCTGCTACTTCAAGCCATACTCGCAAGGCCGTGCACGCTGGCAGGGTGACACAATCCACGGCGTGTGGTTTGACGAAGAGCCACCATACAGCATTTATGGCGAAGGTCTTACCCGTACAAACAAATACGGGCAATTCTCAATTCTGACGTTTACCCCGCTGATGGGGATGTCTGACGTTGTTACCAAGTTCCTGAAGAATCCCAGCAAGTCGCAGAAAGTGGTCAACATGACCATCTATGACGCTGAGCACTACACCGACGAGCAGAAAGAGCAAATCATCGCATCCTATCCTGAGCATGAGAGAGAGGCGCGTGCTCGCGGTATTCCTACGATGGGTAGCGGTCGAATATTCCAGATACCGGAAGAGACGATTAAGTGCCAGCCGTTTGAGTGTCCCGATCACTTCTATGTTATCGACGCTCAGGACTTCGGCTGGAACCACCCGCAAGCTCACATTCAGCTTTGGTGGGACAAAGACGCAGATGTTTTCTATCTGGCGCGTGTGTGGAAGAAATCAGAGAACACCGCAGTTCAGGCATGGGGTGCTGTTAAGTCGTGGGCTAACAAAATACCTGTCGCGTGGCCTCATGACGGTCACCAACACGAAAAGGGCGGTGGTGAGCAACTTAAAACCCAATATGCGGACGCCGGGTTCTCTATGCTTCCCGAACACGCAACGTTCCCGGATGGCGGTAACTCAGTAGAGTCAGGCATTAGTGAACTTCGTGACCTGATGCTTGAAGGAAGATTCAAAGTATTCAACACATGCGAACCATTTTTTGAAGAGTTCCGCCTATATCATCGCGATGAGAACGGCAAGATTGTCAAGACCAACGATGATGTGCTCGATGCTACTCGCTACGGCTACATGATGCGCCGCTTCGCCAGGATGATGCGCGATATCAGAAAGCCGAAAGAAAAGAAAATCCCCGCACCGATTAGACCAGTACGCAGAGGACGATAATGGCCGACAATGAAAACAGGCTGGAGAGCATCCTGTCGCGCTTTGATGCGGACTGGACAGCCAGTGATGAAGCCAGACGAGAGGCTAAGAACGATCTGTTCTTTAGTCGGATCAGCCAATGGGATGACTGGCTATCACAATACACAACCCTGCAATATCGCGGGCAGTTCGATGTGGTACGACCAGTGGTGCGCAAACTCGTTTCTGAGATGCGTCAGAACCCTGTTGATGTTCTGTATCGCCCAAAGGATGGAGCAAGTCCTGACGCTGCTGATGTGCTAATGGGAATGTATCGCACAGACATGCGACACAATACGGCAAAAATCGCGGTCAACGTCGCTGTTCGTGAGCAGATTGAATCTGGCGTAGGTGCGTGGCGTCTGGTCACTGACTACGAAGATCAAAGTCCGACGAGCAACAATCAGGTTATCCGTCGAGAGCCTATCCATAGTGCCTGCTCCCATGTTATCTGGGACAGCAACAGCAAACTGATGGACAAGTCTGACGCCCGTCACTGCACAGTTATCCACTCAATGAGCCAGAATGGTTGGGAGGATTTCGCAGAAAAATACGACCTTGATGCTGATGATATTCCATCATTCCAGAACCCCAACGATTGGGTATTTCCATGGCTGACGCAGGACACAATTCAGATCGCTGAGTTTTACGAAGTGGTCGAGAAGAAAGAGACGGCGTTTATCTACCAAGACCCGGTTACGGGTGAGCCGGTAAGCTACTTTAAGCGCGATATTAAAGACGTCATCGACGACCTGGCTGATAGTGGATTTATCAAAATTGCAGAGCGCCAGATTAAGCGTCGCCGGGTATACAAATCGATTATCACCTGCACCGCTGTACTCAAAGACAAGCAGCTCATTGCTGGCGAACATATCCCCATTGTTCCGGTATTCGGCGAGTGGGGCTTCGTTGAAGATAAAGAAGTGTATGAGGGTGTCGTCCGCCTGACAAAAGACGGTCAGCGTCTGCGCAACATGATTATGTCGTTCAACGCCGACATCGTGGCCCGTACTCCGAAGAAGAAGCCGTTCTTCTGGCCTGAACAGATTGCAGGCTTTGAGCATATGTATGACGGTAACGACGATTACCCGTATTACCTGCTCAATCGCACGGATGAGAACAACGGAGAAATGCCAACTCAGCCGCTGGCATACTATGAAAATCCGGAAGTTCCACAGGCCAATGCCTATATGCTGGAAGCTGCAACCAGCGCAGTAAAAGAGGTTGCCACTCTTGGTGTAGATGCTGGGTCGGTTAATGGTAATCAGGTTGCATTCGATACCGTAAACCAACTCAATATGCGGGCTGACCTTGAGACATACGTGTTTCAGGATAATCTGGCTACCGCTATGCGCCGTGACGGTGAGATTTACCAGTCGATAGTTAACGACATCTACGATGTTCCTCGCAGCGTGACAATCACCCTTGAGGATGGCAGTGAAAAAGAGGTTCAGCTAATGGCTGAGGTTGTTGACCTTGCCACTGGTGAGCGGCAGGTACTGAACGATATCAGGGGGCGCTATGAGTGCTACACGGATGTTGGACCATCATTCCAGTCCATGAAGCAGCAAAACCGCGCAGAAATTCTTGAGTTGCTCGGCAAGACGCCACAGGGAACGCCAGAATATCAACTGCTGTTGCTTCAGTACTTCACCCTGCTTGATGGTAAAGGTGTCGAGATGATGCGTGACTATGCCAATAAGCAGCTTATTCAGATGGGCGTTAAGAAGCCGGAAACACCTGAAGAGCAGCAATGGTTTGTCGAAGCGCAGCAGGCCAAACAAGGACAGCAAGACCCGGCAATGGTTCAGGCGCAGGGTGTGCTGTTGCAAGGTCAGGCTGAACTGGCTAAAGCGCAGAATCAGACGCTATCTCTTCAAATCGACGCGGCTAAAGTCGAAGCTCAAAACCAACTTAACGCTGCGAAAATCGCAGAAATATTCAACAATATGGATCTCAATAAACAGTCCGAGTTTAGAGAGTTCCTCAAAACCGTTGCTTCATTCCAGCAGGACCGCAGCGAAGACGCTCGCGCAAATGCTGAGTTACTCCTTAAAGGCAATGAACAGACGCACAAGCAGCGAATGGACATTGCCAATATCCTGCGATCGCAGAGACAAAATCAACCTTCCGGCAGTGTAGCCGAGACACCTCAATAAGAGAGAGTTAATCATGAAACCAACCACCGAAATTCAGGCAACTGAAGACTTAACCCTGTCCGGCGATTATGCAGCGGCATCTGCTGATAGCTTAGTTGTCGATAATGCCAACGACAATGCAGGTCAGGAAGAGGGCTTTGAGATTGTCCTGAAGGACGATGAGACAGCACCAAAACAAGACCCGGCAAAGAACGCAGAATTCGCCCGCCGCCGCATCGAGCGCAAACGACAGCGCGAGCTTGAGCAGCAGATGGAAGCAGTTAAACGCGGAGAATTGCCGGAGAGTTTACGGGTAAACCCTGACCTCCCACCTCAGCCGGATATTAATGCCTATCTGTCAGAAGAAGGCCTGGCCAAATATGACTATGACAACAGCCGTGCGCTTGCCGCTTTCAATGCTGCCAATACCGAATGGCTAATGAAAGCGCAGGACGCCCGCAGCAATGCCGTAGCAGAACAGGGCCGCAAGACTCAGGAGTTTACCCAGCAATCAGCGCAATACGTCGAAGCTGCCCGCAAACACTATGACGCGGCAGAAAAGCTCAATATCCCTGACTATCAGGAGAAAGAAGACGCATTTATGCAACTGGTTCCGCCTGCGGTTGGGGCCGACATTATGCGCCTGTTCCCGGAGAAGTCTGCCGCGCTCATGTATCACCTTGGTGCAAACCCGGAGAAAGCCCGCCAGTTACTGGCGATGGATGGGCAGTCCGCGCTGATTGAACTAACTCGACTATCCGAACGCTTAACTCTCAAGCCTCGCGGTAAACAAATCTCTTCCGCTCCCCCTGCTGACCAGCCGATTACCGGTGATGTCAGCGCAGCAAATAAAGATGCCATTCGTAAACAGATGGATGCGGCTGCGAGCAAGGGCGATGTGGAAACTTACCGCAAGCTAAAGGCAAAACTTAAAGGAATCCGATAATGGCTTTGAACGAAGGTCAAATTGTTACACTGGCGGTGGATGAGATTATTGACACCATCTCCGCAATCACTCCAATGGCGCAGAAAGCCAAGAAATATACCCCGCCTGCGGCTTCTATGCAGCGCTCCAGCAATACCATCTGGATGCCTGTAGAGCAGGAGTCCCCCACTCAGGAAGGTTGGGATTTAACTGATAAAGCGACAGGGTTACTGGAGCTTAACGTCGCGGTAAACATGGGAGAGCCGGATAACGACTTCTTCCAGTTACGCGCAGATGACTTGCGAGACGAGACTGCGTATCGTCACCGAATCCAGTCCGCAGCACGCAAACTGGCTAACAACGTTGAGCTGAAAGTCGCAAACATGGCCGCCGAGATGGGGTCATTGGTTATCACTTCGCCGGATGCAATCGGCACTAATACCGCAGACGCATGGAACTTTGTGGCCGACGCAGAAGAAATCATGTTCTCCCGCGAACTTAACCGCGACATGGGCACATCGTACTTCTTCAACCCGCAGGACTACAAAAAGGCGGGTTATGACCTGACCAAGCGTGATATCTTCGGGCGCATCCCTGAAGAAGCGTACCGCGATGGCACCATTCAGCGTCAGGTTGCTGGCTTCGATGATGTCCTGCGCTCTCCGAAACTTCCTGTGCTGACAAAATCCACCGCAACTGGCATCACTGTATCCGGTGCGCAGTCCTTCAAGCCTGTCGCATGGCAACTGGATAACGATGGCAACAAAGTTAACGTTGATAACCGTTTTGCTACCGTCACCCTGTCTGCAACTACCGGCCTGAAACGCGGCGACAAAATTTCGTTTACTGGCGTGAAGTTCCTTGGTCAGATGGCTAAGAACGTACTGGCGCAGGACGCGACTTTCTCCGTAGTTCGCGTTGTTGATGGTACTCACGTTGAAATCACGCCGAAGCCTGTAGCACTGGATGATGTTTCTCTTTCTCCTGAGCAACGCGCCTACGCCAACGTTAACACCTCACTGGCTGATGCAATGGCGGTGAACATCCTGAACGTTAAGGATGCCCGTACCAACGTGTTCTGGGCTGATGACGCCATCCGTATTGTGTCTCAGCCGATTCCGGCCAACCATGAGCTTTTTGCAGGTATGAAAACTACCTCATTCAGCATCCCGGATGTCGGCCTGAACGGTATCTTCGCTACGCAGGGGGATATTTCCACCCTGTCCGGCCTGTGCCGTATTGCGCTGTGGTACGGCGTAAACGCGACACGACCGGAAGCAATCGGAGTTGGCCTGCCTGGTCAGACTGCGTAACTAACAGGGGCTTCGGCCCCTTTTTTATTTGAGGTGACACATGGGTGTAATGCTATATAAGCAGGGTCGTGGAACGAAGGTATGGGGCAAGGAAGTTCAGGTTAAAGTTGTCGATGACGGCGACGTAGAAGATCACCTTGCCGATGGTTGGGTTAAGCATCCAAATCTAGTGCCGGAGACCAATGACGAACCAATCGGCGAGTCAGGCGTGGTCAAGAAAGACATGGGTGAAGTGTCTGATGGATACCACACCTTTAACGAACTATATGCACATCGAGTGCGCCTGTTTTCAACGCTAATGAATGCCTTCCGCGAAAGCGCATGGTGGAGCTTCCAGCATCATGACGGCGAGCAATGGGATGGATGGGTGTTAGCTGGCATCGACACCCCAGAAGGCGCGGTAACATACCACCTCCCAGAGAGTGAAATTGAACATCTGCCTAAAGGCACGGAAATTGAGTTTGGCAAGGAATGGGACGGCCACACGGCAGATGATGTGTTGAATCGCCTGCTAAGCCTGCGACCGAAAGAGCCGGCAACCAAAGAACGCAAAAAGCCAGGACCAAAGCCTAAGGCGGAAAGCGATGCAGATAAAGACTAAAGGCGATCTGGTCAGGGCGGCGCTGCGTAAGCTTGGTGTAGCATCAGATGCAACTCTCACTGATGTTGAGCCACAGTCTATGCAGGATGCCGTTGATGATCTGGAAGCGATGATGGCTGAGTGGTATCAGGACGGAAAGGGCATCATCACCGGCTATGTATTCTCAGATGATGACAATCCTCCCGCTGAAGGTGATGATCACGGTCTTCGCTCAAGCGCAGTCAGCGCAGTATTCCACAATCTGGCCTGCAGAATCGCTCCGGATTATGCGCTTGAGGCCACAGCGAAAATTATCGCTACAGCTAAATACGGGAAGGAACTTCTCTACAAGCAGACCGCCATCGCCAGAGCTAAACGAGCGCCTTACCCGTCACGTATGCCAACTGGCAGTGGAAACAGTTTCGCCAATCTGAACGAATGGCATTATTTCCCCGGAGAGCAGAATGCCGATTCAACAACTCCCCATGATGAAGGGAATGGGTAAGGACTTCAAGAATGCCGACTACATTGATTACCTACCAATCAACATGTTGGCCACACCGAAAGAAGTCCTCAACTCATCGGGTTATTTACGCTCATTCCCGGGCATAGCGAAGCGCAACGATGTAAATGGTGTATCGCGTGGCGTTGAATACAATACCGCTCAGAACGCTGTATATCGCGTTTTAGGAAGTAAGCTCTACAAAGGGGAAGCCGTAGTAGGTGATGTAGCCGGAAGCGGTCGCGTATCAATGGCACATGGTCGGACATCACAGGCGGTAGGCGTTAATGGTCAACTGGTCGAGTATCGCTATGATGGCATGGTTAAAACCGTCTCAAACTGGCCTGCAGACAGCGGATTCACGCAGTATGAGTTAGGTTCAGTCCGTGACATTACGCGCTTACGTGGGCGTTACGCATGGTCAAAAGACGGAACCGATTCATGGTTTATCACTGACCTCGAAGATGAGTCGCATCCTGACCGCTACAGCGCACAATATCGCGCAGAGTCGCAGCCTGACGGCATCATCGGCATCGGAACATGGAGAGACTTCATCGTCTGCTTTGGTTCGTCAACGATAGAGTATTTCTCCCTGACAGGCGCAACCACCGCTGGCGCTGCGTTGTATGTCGCACAGCCATCGTTGATGGTACAGAAGGGCATTGCCGGAACATACTGTAAAACGCCATTCGCTGACTCATATGCATTCATCAGTCATCCGGCTACTGGCGCACCTTCCGTCTACATCATCGGGTCAGGGCAAGCTTCACCAATTGCGACGGCCAGTATTGAGAAGATTATCCGCTCATACACAGCTGAAGAACTGGCGACTGGTGTAATGGAGACTTTGCGCTTCGATTCTCATGAGCTTCTGATTATTCATCTCCCTCGTCATGTTCTGGTTTACGACGCATCGTCAAGTCAGAACGGACCGCAATGGTGTGTGCTGAAAACAGGGCTTTACGATGATGTATATCGTGCTGTCGACTTCATGTATGAAGGCAACCAGATAACGTGCGGCGATAAATCAGAAGCGGTGACGGGGCAGTTGCAATTCGACATCAGTAGTCAGTACGACAAGCAGCAAGAACACCTGTTGTTTACGCCCCTCTTCAAGGCAGATAACGCCAGATGCTTCGACCTCGAAGTTGAATCATCCACTGGTGTTGCTCAATACGCTGACCGCCTGTTCCTGTCTGCAACCACAGACGGAATCAATTACGGTCGCGAACAGATGATTGAGCAGAATGAGCCGTTTGTGTACGACAAGAGAGTTTTATGGAAGCGTGTAGGTCGTATTCGTCGATTAATCGGATTCAAACTGCGGGTAATCACCAAATCACCAGTAACACTATCCGGGTGTCAAATTCGTCTGGAGTAAAATATGGCAGACCCGTCACTTAATAATCCCGTCATCATTCAGGCTACTCGTCTTGATGCCTCAATCCTCCCACGCAACATCTTCAGCCGGTCCTATCTGCTCTACGTAATCGCGCAGGGGACTGACGTTGGCGCTATTGCGGGAAAGGCAAACGAAGCAGGGCAAGGCGCCTATGACGCGCAGGTAAAGAACGATGAGCAGGATGTTGAGCTTGCAGACCACGAAGAGAGAATTCAACAGTTACGCATTGACGTAGACGACCATGAAATACGTATTACTGCAAATGCCAATGCAATTGCGGTACTGGATGTCAGACTAACCACGGCTGAAGGCAAAATAGTCACCTTGCAGGCTGATGTCAGTGCTCTTGATGGTAGGGTTACGGCTGCTGAAAGCACTATTTCTTCATTGCAGGCTGATTACGTATCGAAGTCAGCAACTGCTTCTCAATCGCTGGCGTCACCTCTCAACGTGACAACGTCCTATTCAGTTGGCGGCACTAAAGTTATCGGTGCTCGACAGACCGGATGGACAGCAGCAACAGGCGCTGCGCTTCTCGGTGCATTCAACGCTAACCAGACTTACACGGTCAGTGCCACATATACGCAGTCTGAGGTATCAGCTCTGGCTACCGGATTGCAGCAGGCGCGACAGCGTATCAAAGCTCTCGAAGATGCAATACGAACTCATGGATTAATCAACTGATGATTACATTCACTCCCACCCGAAACATCGACCTGATAGAAACTGTCGGCAACCATCCCGACATCATCGCAGGGAGCAACAACGGTGACGGATACGACTACAAACCTGACACGAAATATTTCGAAGTCCACGTACATGGTGAGTTCGGAGGCATCGTCTATTACCACGAAACGCAGCCGTTAACATTCGACTGTCACGCGATGTATTTGCCGCATGCCAGAGGATTCAGTAAAGATATCGGCCTGGCATTCTGGCGACACATCATTACTACGACCAACTTTGCCTGCGTGATTTCCTATGCGGCGCGTAAGTTCCGTCACGGCCAGATTTACTGCGCGATGATCGGACTTAACCGCGTGGGAACCATTAAGAAGTATTTCAAAGGCGTAGACGACGTCACTTTCTATTCAGCAACCCGCGAAGAACTAATCGACTTCCTCCAGAAACACTCCAGGAGCTAACCATGAGCAATATTTTTGCACTGGGCAGGAAACTGCGCGGTGAGGAACCTCTTTGGCCTGAAAAAGGTGGTAAGGGCGGTTCATCCAGCAGCGGTCAGAAGGAGGCGGCGCAGGCAACAAAATATGCGGCAGACCTTCAGAACGAACAGTTTAACCGTGTCATGGAGCAGCTTGCACCATACGCGGCAGCCGGATTGCCAGCTCTCCAGCAAATCCAGCAATTATCTACGCTGGAAGGGCAGGGTAATGCGCTGAATGATTACTACGGGTCAAATCAATTCAAGAATCAGGCAGACCAATTAAGATATCAGGCGCTAAATTCAGCTGAGGCTACAGGTGGATTAGGCTCTACCGCAACAACAAATTCACTGGCTGCAATAGCGCCAACGCTTGGGCAAAACTGGCTTTCCGGCCAGATGCAGAATTACGGCAACCTGTTAAATGTCGGTCAGTCTGCGGCAGCCGGTCAGGCATCTGCAGGTCAGAACTACGCCAACAACGCCGGAAATCTCGCACAGCAGATGGCGGCTATCCGCTCTCAGGGCTCTGGACAATCCACGCTTGGTAGCGCCATTAGCGGCGGTACGAGCGGTGCACTTGCCGGTGCTGGTATTGCAAGCCTGTTAGGTACTTCCACGCCATGGGGCGCTGGTATCGGTGCTGGTATCGGATTGCTTGGCTCTCTCTTCTAAGGAGTTATCGTGGCTACATTTCAACTCGCTGGTCTGCCATCAATGCAGGTGGCAAACCAAAACGCTCCCGGGCAGCCATCACTATCAAGCTACGACTTTAGCCAGCGTCCAAATGTAGGCGTTCAACTTGCTCAGGGGCTTGGCGCAGTTGGCCAGGCAATACAGCAGAATGAGGCTGCTCAGAGGCTTTCTGACTTTCAAAAAGCTTTCGGTCAGGCTTATGCGGCAGGTGATCGGGACGCCTTGCGTCAACTTGCAGCCACCAATCCAGACCAGATTGAAACAATTCGTCAGGGCATGGGCTTTGTTGATGCTGACAGAAATCAGGCGATGGGCGATATGTCTGCACGATTGAATATTGCCGCCGCTCAGGGGCCTGAAGCGGTGATGCGAGAGCTTGCCACTCACCAGAATACGCTGCAGCAAATTGGCGTATCTCCTGAACAGGCGTGGCAGACATATCAACAAAGCCCTGAAGGCTTCACGCAGTTAACAGACCTTATTGGAATGCACGCGGTAGGACCAGAAAAGTATTTTGATATTCAGGACAAGTTGACAGGTCGCGAGATTGATCGAGGTCGACTTGCTGAAACAATCCGCAGCAATAAAGCAGGGGAAGGACTTCAGGCTCGCGGGCAAAATATTACTATGCGCGGACAAGACATGTCAGCCTCTACAGCCCGCCGCGGTCAGGATTTGGCAATGCAAAGGGCAAACGCCAGAACGATATCAGGAGTTGAGGGGAATCGGGTCGTTCAGCTTGCAGATGGTAGAACAGTCAACATTGACGGAAAACTTCACGGCGCAGGGGCGAATGCATTTTACGAAGGCATTGACGATAACGGCAATATGGTTCGCGTACCGGCAAGTGCTATTGCTGCACCTCCAACGTCTGCGGCAAGTGCACAGAACTACGCGATGAAGAAAGACATTGACGCAATCGCAAATGCAGATGCTTCTGCTCTCGATTTCATGACTGGCATGACTGGCGGAGCAGGAAATCCGGCAATTGGTGCAGATGTTCGCAGCCGACTCACAGGCAAAGAGCAACGCCAGTTATATAACTCCGCACAACGTATTCAGGGAAGAATGCAGAATCAGGGCGTGGCAGCAGCAAGAGATATGGGCGCTAGCGGTATCAACACCATTGCAGAAGCGAAGATGTATTTTCAGGGGATGCCGCAAGTTGACTACTCAAGCCCGGAGGCTATGCAGCAGTCTATTCGTGAGATACAGGAATACACCAACAATTATAACCAGCAGTACAACGTTGATGTTGGTAAATCGCAGTATCAGCAATCCCAACCTGTACAGGAATCACAGCCTGCATCCAACGGCAACTTTTCTTCACTATGGGGTGATTAATGGCTAAGGCATGGAAAGACGTTATTGCCTCTCAACAGTACCAGGCATTGGCACCAGAACAGAAGGCACAGGCTCAGGAGCAATACTTCAATGAAGTGGTTGCACCTCAGGCAGGCGATCAGGCTGAGCAGGCTAAACAGGCTTTCTATGCTGCGTATCCGGTGCCGACAACTCAGCAACAATCATCACAGCAGGAAGAACCACAGCATCCTGAGCAATCCCTGATGCAACGGGCTGGTGACTTCCTCACTGGCGGCCAGTCAGCAGGACAGATTGCAGAGCAGGCTGGGCGTGGGATCGTAAATATCCCGTTTGATGTATTGCAGGGCGGAGCCAGCCTGATTAATGCTATCAGCCAGGGTTTAGGCGGCCCGAAAGTGCTGGATGACGTATATCGCCCAGTTGATCGCCCAACAGACCCTTACGCACAGGCGGGCGAAACAATTGGTGGATATCTTGTTCCCGGCGCTGGCGTGGCGGGGAATATGGCTATCGGTTCAGTCGCTGAGGCCGCTAATCAGCAAGGTGATTTTGCTGGTAACGTTGCAAAGAACGCCGCCATCAACCTTGGCGCTCAGGGAGCTTTATCTGCTGTAGCAAAAGGGATTGGGCGGGGAGTGACAGCACTTAGAGGTGATATTTCTCCAGATGTAGCAAAGACTATCGCCAATGCTGAATCAATGGGCATAACGCCAATGACATCAGACCTGATTAAGCCTGGTAATGCTTTGACGAGAGGTATTCAGCAAAGTGGAGAAGGAGCCATTCTTGGAACTGGAGCAAAGAGGGAGGCTCAGCAAGCCGCAAGAAGTGACGCTGTCTCAAATTACCTGAATAAGTTTGGCGAGTATAATGCTGATGATGTTGTAAAATCACTTACCAGCACACTCAAAGGCCGCAGGGAATTTGCCGGAAAAGTGCTGGAAGATATCACTCAGAAAATGGGTTCAACTCCAGTTCCAACATCTAATGCAGTTACTGCCATCGATGATAGCTTGGCTAAGCTTAATCGTCTTGGAACATCAGCCGATAAGAATCTGGTAAGTACCTTGGAAAATCTTAAAGCAGAGTTATCAAATCCAAGCATAGATTTTGACCTGTTGAAGCAGCATAGAACTGCATTCAGATCAAATGTGCAAGGTGATGCAACGGTGTTTCCTAACCAAGCTAAGGCGATAACAAATTCGATTGAGAATGCCATGAGCCGCGACCTAAAGAGTGCTGTTGGTAAAACACTTGGTGCTCAGGATGCAGCTAGATATATCAAGGCTAATTCTGATTATTCAAATATCTATAACAAGGTTTTGAATAAAAGAATAGCTACTAAGCTTAATGATGCTACCAACCAGGCAACGCCAGAGTTAATTAATAGTGTGGTCTACAGTAGAAATGCGTCAGACATAAAGCGTATATGGCCTGCCCTTGATAGCAAAGGTAAGGATGCCATGAGAGCTGCATACATTAGCAAGATCGCAGAAAAGGCGAGCGACTCTCCAGCTAAATTCATCACAGAGGTTAACAAGCTGAAGAGACAGGCTGGCGGTGAGATTTATAACACCGTATTCAATGGACAGCACATGAAAGAGTTAAATGCTCTTCATGACGTTCTTAGGGAAACTGCAAGGGCTGATACTGCTGGAGTCGTCACCCAGACAGGCCAGTCTCTTGCTAATAACATCAGGCTAGGGGCTGGCCTTTTCTCTGGAGGCACGTCAATAGGTGGTGAGGCTGGATTTGGATTGATGATGCGCCTGTATGAGTCAAAGCCAGCCCGTAATATGCTTCTTCGCCTTGCAAACACCAAACCTGGAACACCTGCATATGAGCGAGCTCTGAATCAGGCAGTTACGGCTGTAAGGCCGCTACTGGCTAACCAGGCAACACAGCAGTGATTAAACGCCATGGATGGCTATTTAATTCTCTTTTCAATAGCTGCAATTATTCCTTTTCCTGATGTTTCAGGAGATTTTGTAGCCATATAAGACGAAAAAATAATGTCCGTCATTCTTTCATAACTTACTATTTCCCACTTAGCCAGTGCATTGGACAGTTTGTAGTTGTCATCAGTTAGTGTCCTTATGGAATTTTTTAAGTGTGTATTCTCTTCCGTTAATCGTTCAATTTTTGCATCAATTTCATATGGGTGATCTAATGCCTGAACCTTTTTCTTGAGGGCAACTAACTCTGCATAGAGTGCGCAACAGGCTATACCAAGAACTAATACTATTATTTCTAACACGCCAACCTCCTTAGTTTTGTGCAGGATACCATGAGGTAAGCGCAAGGGGGAGCAAAGCAAGTTGTAGGTGATAGAACGGTATTTCCGCATGGATAATGTTGAAGAATAAAGAATTACCTCCTTCATTACATCGCTACTGACAGATAACCAACGCAACGACCCAGCACTGGCTGGGTTTTTTATGCCCAAAATTCACCGTGGCCACGCTGCGGCGATTCATTGCATCTGGAGCACATTAAATGACAGATATCACTGCCAACGTAGTTGTTTCTAACCCTCGTCCAATCTTCACTGAATCCCGTTCGTTTAAAGCTGTTGCTAATGGGAAAATTTACATTGGTAAGATAGATACCGATCCGGTTAATCCTGCTAATCAGATACCCGTATACATTGAAAATGAGGATGGATCTCACGTCCAGATTGCTCAGCCGCTAATTATCAACTCAGCCGGTAAAATCGTATACAACGGTCAACTGGTGAAAATTGTCACCGTTCAGGGTCATAGCATGGCTATCTATGATGCCTATGGTTTTCAGGTTGATTATATTGCTAACGTATTGAAGTATGACCCAGATCAGCTCCGACAAGAACTGGCTGAGCCGGATGGATCTAAAAAAGTAGGGTATAAAGACAGTAACGTATATGACACATTGAACAAGCTAGAATTAAAATTCAAATCATTCCAGGAAATGCGTGATGATAATTCAAATGAGATAGGCGATTACGCCCTACTCACAGGCTGGCATACAGAGCATCAGGGTTATGGTGCTGGCGTATTTCAGTGCGTCGATAAAACTGGCTTAACGGACGATGGTGGCACTATTGCGGTTGGCTCTACGTATGCGTGGAAACGTATCACGGGTCCGGGTGATGCTACTGAATTTGGTGTTGTGCCGAACGCCGGGAGTACGTTTGATAATAAAGCGTATATTTTATCAGCTGCGGCTACTGGGGCGCTTATCTTTCCAGCAGGTGATATTTATACAACATTCTTTACCCTTACTGATACCTACCTTGTGAGAGGTAATTCAACCAATATTCGCGAAATTGAAGCGCCAAATGTAACAGACTTTATTGTCCACTGCTCCAGAAACGGGACATGGGAAGGGCGAATTGACGGAATTGTATGGGAGGATGTTTCTATATTCCCTATTGATACCCATAGAGGTTTCCATACCTATTTTACTACCCTTGGTAATATGCGTAGTGTTAGAGTTAAAGGTGGTATTGGATCCTGGATTGAGGGATCTTCTGATTGGTCATTTTTTCAATGTGAATTTGTTGAGTCAAAGGGAAGAGAAAATATTTTAATAACACCAAAAGTAGATGAGCAGGGGACTATAGGCGGCGGACTGGTATTCAACAAATGCTTCATCGCCAGAAGTGCTAGAGATGGTGCCAGTATAACTCAAATGCCATCTGTTTGGTTCAGAGATTCTGTTATTTATCATAACGCCGACACGGGCCTCCGCTTCAGCACAGATCGTACAACATATCCAGGACCTGAATTTACTGTTAACAAGGTTACTGGTTGTGACATAGATGATAATTACTATGCGGGTGTACAGATAACTGGTGGGCGTTATGTTGATTTCTCAAATAACTGGGTAAGTTCTGGTCGTCAATCTTCTGGGCCGGGATTAAGTATTGATGATAGTATAGGTATCAATATTGAAAGCAACAGCGTTTACCTTTGTGGACAAAACGGGATAACCGTAAAAAATAGTAGTTTTGGAAGTGTTAGTAATAATAACTCTAATGACAATAAAAATACTGGAATCCGCATTATTAACTGCAACCGCATTTCTGTCTGCGGTAATATAGCATGTGGTGAAACCCCATTAGGAGCCTTTCCAAAACCACAGGAAGAAGGTATAAGAGTAGAAGGTGACAGGATAACAACGTATGGCAATATATGCACAGGCAATTCATTTGAAAATTACTCTAATATAACTATTTTTCATTTATACCTAAACAAGGTACATTGGCATTATTTTTTGCATCAATATCGCTATCAATCACACTTTCCGTGTTAATTTTTAATTTAATTGAGAAACCAATAAATAGATTTGGTCATAGACTTGCTAATAAAATATTACCTCCGCGCAATTAAAAAAAGCCCCAACCGCTATCGGTAGGGGCATTTTAATTTACATTAAGCCATGTTAATGGACTATCAAGATGTTATATTTAAACCATCTTGCTTGTTTGTAGTTTCCGTAGTAATCTGCGAACTCCTTTACAGGGATGTGTATCAAGTACAAAGAATAAGATGATTCACCAATTATTGTAATTATTTTAGGAAACGATGGGGAAAAAATCCTTTCAATTCTCACAACGCTAAACACAAGAAAGAAAGCAATAATACCTGAGCGCGTGATACCGTTTCCACCGAACGCACTAGTAAACCATAATATTAAACAAATATTTATTATTACGATATAAAAATACCCAGTATTTTTATTGTTATAAAATCTGTTGTCCCCAAATAACTTTTCTGATTCCGCTATAATCATTCCTAAAATAAAATCTAAAACTATTGGGTTTCCTGCAAAACCAATGTACTTATCTGGTGTGGTGTTAGGTATTGGAAATGATTGCGCGTCTAAAACTAAATGGCCTTGGTAATAATATGATGAAAAAATAAATATAGTAATAATTATTGCAGTTGTTAAAACAGACCTGTATTTTGCTGTAAATATCATTGAGATGGCAAAAATTATATAAAAATAAATCTCATATCTCAATGTCCACGCAACAACGAGCGTGCCCCATCCATAAATTGGAGATATAACATCACTCTGATAAGAAGAAATAAATACTGATTGTATTATATTTTCAATAGAAAGATGCCCTAAACTAAATTCCCCTGTATAATAGTTGTAATAGTATAATGACACATAAAGTGCCAACACCATTAAATACAAAGGATAGATTCTAAAAAAACGTTTTATTAAGAATGATAAAGATTCTGCAAATGAACTGAATTTTATACTCTGTGTTGAATGAGATATTATGAACCCACTTATTACGAAAAAAACCTCAACACCAAAAATAGCATTGGATGTTATGTAATCAATAAATGAACCTGCAACTATATTGTCATACATTGTTCCTCTGTTGTGACCAAGAACAACAGCAAGAACAGCAAATCCTCGTAAAAATTGTATTCCATTTAATCGTTTATTAGACAT